CCATGGACTGCACGCCAGCTAGCCAGTCGCTCTTGGGCGGCATAATCCAACTATCTCTTTTATTAATATTGGCTGATTCTAACTCATAAAGATCGACTAGTGTTTGGCCTGGAACATCAGCGCACTTGATGTGCCAGTCAACTTGCCATTCGTTTAACGATAGGATGATCTCATTCGTTCCAGTGTTTCGCTTGAAAGTCTTTTCATCCCATATCAAAAGCCTATTATGCACAAAGTCGTAGGTATGCCAGAGTGCCACGGTCAAATCTCTTACTCCGCCCCAGTCGGCTGTCAGCTGTAGATAAGCGGGTGATGGCAGGTGGAAGTGCCTAACATGTTTTTGGGGATCAAAACCAGGGATCACCACTTTGCTGCGCACGCGTATGATCTGCGCGAGATATTCCCTTTTCCATGCGTCAGTGTGCTCACCCCCGCACCGCCTTTGTGCTTCCGCGATTTGATCTTTGGTGATCGAGGGGCTGTCGTAAACGGTATACTGAAATAGTGTGCCGAGCATGTCAGCTTCAGGAAGGACTTTGGTATGTAGCGGGTGATCGGGTTCTTCGCTTGGGCTTGATACAAAGATTTCTACACCGTTTGAGCGCAAAAGCTGCGGTCCCATCACGCTATCAACGCCATAGTTAAAGTCCTCGGTTTTTACAAAGCCGCATTCTTCGTAGATGATTAATGACGCATTCCCACCTCGATTGCCATCAACAAAAGCCCGCTCTAGAGCCCCCAGGCGCAGAGATGATCCGTTGAACAAATTGTATCGATATTCGCTTTTCACAGGCCATATCAAATCTTTTGGCGCATCAGCAATAATTGCCTGCAAGTTGTCGTTAACGAGATCCTGGCACTGCGTATAAGTGGGTGCGATTACGCGAGCTATTTTTCGCGGATGCCGCAGAAGAAACATCAGAGCGTACACACAAGCCCAGTACGTTTTGCCAATTTGTCGCGAGGAAAGAATGCAAATTTTGCGTGCTGCCGCATTCGTCGTGACTGTGTTTGTGATGCGCTGCTGAAGGCCATCAAGTTTATATGATAGCTCACCGCGCAGCCACAAGCTACGCTTGATATCTTGTATTGTCAGCTGATCTATTGACATTTTCCCAAAAATCGCCTATTTCGTGTGTGACTGTATAAAGCTTATACAGGGTATTACACGAAAATACTAGCGTTTTTGGCAGGCATGGGGCTTGCAATATAGAAGTATGCCCAATGGTGGGCTTAATGGAGTAAAAAATGGTAGTAAATTTGACCGAAATTGAAAAAAGAATTGTTACACAACAACAACATGTGGGATTTGATCTATCGCTCGATCGAAATGAAGCCGAGGGGCTGAATCTTCCGCCAGCATTGCTGGAATAGCTACATTCTATCTCTTTTTCCATTGGTCTAACTCTAAAGGGTGAATACTTGTGATTGCTCTGCAATTTGGGCACTCCATAATGTAAAAATCCGCATGGAACCTTTTTAGTTCATGGTGCTCGACTTCGATTAAAGCCTCACAGCGCTGATTCTCGCACCTAATAAGATATATGGTTGGCTTTTTTTCCACTTTCTGTGGCAATTCTATAATTTTCATGCTCGCCTTTTATTCACGTTTCATTCACGCTTCGTGAATATGCATCATTTTGTGAATATTTTTTCCTAACATTTCGGTCTGGGTTTCGGTTTCGGCTTCTTAGGCATTTCGTTTCCTTTCTTTTAACTCACACATTGCAATATCACAGCAAACACAGCTGCGCCAATCATTACTCCAAGGCATAGCCCGTTGAAAAATTCGTCGGTCATTTTTTTCTCCGCCTCACATCAAATTCCCCAACTTCAAGGTCTAGATCATCTTCATCAACGCCCTTAGATCGTAGCCACTCGGTAATTTCATCGTAGGCATCCTCGGTGCTGTCGTATGTCCCTAACTCGTCTATCTCGTTTCCAGCCCAATCAGTTACATAATACTTGCCTTGCGTATTCTTCTGGCCGCTCGGAATATATTTATCCTCGATCACTTTATATCTTTTGCCTGTCGCATCAACAATCTTTTGTAATTCGTCTGCCGACATCCCTGCCAGGTTTTCTTGCGTGCCAAAAGAATCGGTAACATCAGTGCCATCTTTTACATTTTTACCATCACCGACTTTGATCACCCTTAATCTTTTACCCGCTGGCTCTGCCTTTAATGATTTCTCAGTAATTTGCTCTTTTATCTTTCCAAACTCTTTCGGTAACTGAAAATAATTTCCAAATTTCTTTCATCATTATTTCCCATCGTTTTTTTCTTCATATCGTTCACTCACATCACATTCAACTAAATCATGCTCAAATCGCTTTAGAATTAAATCTAATTCTTCATGAAGCCTTTTTGGTACTAGATCTTTTATGTCGTAAAGCGTCGGAAATGCGTCATCCATAATATACGTAGAGTCTAATAACATGCCATGATCAAGACATTTAATTTTCATATTTTCCCCATTTTCATCGCCTTCGAGAAATCCAAGACAACCAAAACAGCACGAAAAGAATGTTTAATACTGCTAAGAGAATGTCAGTTGGTTCCATTATTCTTTAACCTTACATTTCGGCCTAGGCTTCGGCTTCGGTTTTTTTGCCATTTTACTTTCTCCACTCGCAACGCGGTAGCCTCTCGGCATTTATATTTAGAATCACTTTGCAATGAGGGCAATTAGTTTGGTAAAAATCTCCATCTCTTTGATCTGATATGAATCTTAATTCTTTATATTCGAAAACCATACCCGCTTGACAATTTTTATTTACACATTCAATGTAATATTTTTTTTCTTCAGGTGGTTTAATCGGATGTTTAATCGTAAGAATTGATTACCCCCCTTTCTTTTTGTTATAAAAGGCACTTCCGCTTTTGTGCATCACTTCATAATCTTGCAACGCTTCATCTAATTCATCATCATTCAACCCTTTTGCTCTTAACCAATTTTCCAATTCTTCCCATCCCTCGTCCCAAGTATCATATGTTCCCAATTCATCAATCGTATTTCCTGCCCAATCCTTTATGCTGTAGTTACCCTGAGTATTTTTTGAACCAGAAGGAACATGTTCGCCAGCTTGCTCAACCCTATACCTTTTGCCCGTACTATCTACAATTTTTTGCAATTCTTCCACTGTCAAATCTGCAAGGTTTTCTGTCGTTCCAAACGCGTCCGTAACGTCTTTGCCATCAGATACCTTAATCACCCGAAGCCGACCTTTTGGCGCACTGCCTTTCAAAGCTTCCTTAGTTTTCCCAAACTTCTGAGGCTCGCTTTCCCGCGCTATCTTGGCCATTTCCTCGTCGTATGAGGGACGGCCTTTGTACATTTTTCTTTGTAAAATTTGCCCTGGAAGCCCTACACCCTCACCTTCAAAATGTTTTTGAATTGCATCATCAATAAAAGGCACACCCGCTTTTGCTCCAATCGGCCTAGAAGCCTGTATAGCCTTGTCATAAGGTTCAGCGAATTTTTTAAAGGCCATCTCGTTAATATAACCAGTAGTAACCCCAGTTTCATCCCTTGACTTCATTCTTTCTTTCATCGGCAAATTAGATTGCATCTGTTTGCCCGATGCGGTGCCTTCAGCTTGCTCCCATCTTGCATCAAAATAATTTCTTAACTGATTTGCATATTCCGGCCTTTTAACTATTTCTGGCTCGTTACTAATCAATTCTTTCCAAATTTTTTCCTTGGGATCTAAATCCGCCTCAACATAATTCCGTTTCTGCACATCCTCGAACCTAGGCACGCTCGGCTGTTCATACGGCATAAAATCACTCTGCCCTATGTTCTCAAACGACCTGCCGCGCTCGTCCATACGCGCTGGGGCAACGTCTAGCTGGGATCGGATAGACTGGAATGGACCGCGAAGCGAAGCCTCAGGATCGCCCTTGGGGGGCTTGGGGGGTTCTACAACCTTTATCCTTTGCCTTTGATGTGCTTTAAGTGATTCATCAATTCTCTTCTCAATCTCTTCTAATCTAGCTGTTCGCTTATCAAGCATGATGTTGTAATCAGGATCGGAA